AATAGAATCGATTAAGTATCATCGTTAGTCTAGTAAGACTTAAACACGAAAAACTATAAACGCAAACGAAAACGTTTATTCACTAGCAGCCTAGGCAGTTAGTCGAGGCTAACCACCTTGTCGCCAAACGGTTTCAGGCGAACCATAACCACAGAGGTTCGCCATCTAATTTTAAATCATTAAAAAGACCATGTCCACAAAACTATCAGAGGGAATAACATTAACAGATAATGCGTCAGACAAAATGCGGGAATTTCTTGCTGAGAGAGATTCTAGTTTTGGAATACGTTTACTAGTTAAAACCACAGGGTGTTCTGGGTTAGCGTATCATATAGAATTTGTTGATAGTGTTCTGGAAGACGATAATGTCTTTGAGGACAAAGGCGTGAAACTTATAGTCGACTCAAAAAGTTTGATATATATAGATGGAACAGTGGTTGACTATTTGAAAGAAGGACTCAATGAAGGGTTCGAATTCGATAATCCTATGAAAAGTGTATTTTCAGTAAGTAAAAAGAAACATTTAGAAAGGAACATGTTCTTTGATGGAGACATAGACATTGCCAGATATGATTCGGTAAAATATATTTCCATGCAAAAATTATATGAGAAGATGATTTCTTTTTATTGGACGCCCGATGAAGTGGATGTTACAAAGGATAAGATTGATTATTCTAATCTATCAAAAAATGAACAACACATCTTTACAGCAAACCTCAAAAGGCAGATTCTCCTAGATTCTGTCCAAGGTCGTTCACCAAACCTAGCTCTTCTCCCAATAACCTCTTTACCAGAATTAGAAATTCTCATAGAAACATGGGCGTTTTTTGAGACTATCCACTCGCGTTCGTACACACACCTCATCAGGAATGTTTACCCAAACCCATCATTAGTTTTTGACGAACTAACAACAATTCCAGAGATTGTGGAGTGTGGAAACGACATTGCAAGATACTATGACGATCTAATTAATTTCGATGGAAAGTACGGTTCTTATGAACATAAAAAAATCCTATACCTTTGTATGATTTCAATATATATCTTAGAGGGTATAAGGTTTTATGTTTCATTTGCTTGTTCATGGGCGTTTGCAGAATTAAAGAAGATGGAAGGTAACGCTAAGATTATTAAGTTGATTGCTAGAGATGAAAATATACACCTTGCCACATCGCTTAATATCCTTAAGAATTTCCCAAAGGAAGATAAAGATTATATCAAAATTAAAAAGGAATGTGAAGGTGATGTCCATGACATGTTTATGAGTGCCATTAAACAAGAAGAGAATTGGGCAGATTATTTATTTGCTGACGGTTCAATGATTGGTTTAAATTCAAACCTTCTTAAAGAGTATGTGAAATGGATCGGTGCTAAGAGACTGAAGAGTCTTGGTTATACTCCAGAATATCATGTACATCAGGCAAACCCATTGCCTTGGACAGAGAAATGGATAGGAGGTGGCGCGGTTCAAGTTGCTCCACAAGAAACTGAAATTACTTCTTACGTTGTGGGTGGTGTTAAACAAGACGTTAAAGAAAATACATTTAAAGGAATGAGTTTGTGAATATAATTTGGAGTAAAAACAATTGCATATATTGCACCAGAGCAAAGAAATTGTTTGAATACAAAGGGTTAGAATACGAAGAAAGAAATGTTGACGGTGAAGATTGGACATTAGAGCAGATGAATGATGCAGTACCGACAGCTAGATCTTTTCCTCAAATTTTTATAGGGGAAAAATACGTGGGTGGGTATCAAGAACTCATAACTCATTTTGCAGTGGTAAATATCTCTTTATGATAGTGTGTAAAGAATGTAATAAGGGATATAAAATCCTTGTTGATATAGATGGTAGAAATATGGACGCTAACAATGTAGAAATTGATACACCTTATTGCCCATTTTGTGGGAGTTATTTAAAAGATGATTTAGAAAATTTTTATGACGACGAACTGGATTTATGATGGAACCGAATTTACTACTGATAATATTGGGGAATATTACGGTTTTGTATATCGTATTACAAATCTTATAAATGGGCACGACTATATTGGTAAAAAGTTTTTTAAAAGTAAAAAGTCTTTAAAACCACTTAAAGGTAGAAAGAATAAAAGAATACGTTTTGTAGAATCTGATTGGAAAGATTATTGGAGTTCTTCTAAAAGATTGTTGGGAGACATAGAGGAATTAGGTCTAGAAAACTTTAAGAGAGAAATTATCTACTTATGCAATACAAGAGGTGAAACTAATTATATGGAAGCAAAGTTTCAATTTGATGAAAATGTTCTTTTAAGAGAGAACAATTATAATGGAATCATAGCGATTAAGATTGGTATAGGTTCGGTAAAAAAACTTGATATTTAAACAAAAAGGGCGTATAATATAGTTATGGTTATAATAGATTTTAATGGTATCGCAATTGGTTCTATCATGGGACAATTGAATAGAGGTGAACCACTAACAGGTGGTCTTGTCAAACATATCATTCTAAACAATCTTAGAATGTATCGGGTAAAATATCCCCAAGCGAAATATGGTAACATGGTTATTGCATGCGATTCTAGATCTTGGCGGAAGGATGTTTATCCAGAATATAAGGCCGCAAGGAAGACTAAACGGGATACAGACAAGCATGATTGGAAAGCATTATATGAATTCATTGATGAAACACTTGACGACCTAAGAGAGAATTTCCCTTACGCAGTAATAAGAATACACGGCGCCGAAGCCGATGATATAATTGGAGCTTTAACCGTGCACAAGTCTACCCCTCTCGTGGGGGAAGATGTAGTAATTATATCCGCCGATAAAGACTTCATTCAACTCCAGCAATTTGGTAATGTGATACAATGGTCACCAATGTTTCAAAAGATGATTACCGAAGGCAACCCCGAAAAATATATCTTTGACCACATCATGAAGGGTGATGCATCCGATGGTGTCCCTAACGTGTTATCCCCTGATAATTCGTTCACCGACAAGATTAGACAAACCCCTATGAAAAAGACACTCATACACGAATGGTGGAACAACAGACATAAATTAAAAGAGGTCATGCCTATGGAAGCATATAGAAATTATATGAGAAACAGAGAAATGATTGATTTACAGAGAACACCCCTTGTTATAAGAGAAGAATCGATTAGACAATATGAATCTTATAAATATAAGGGTAGAAATAATATTTTAACTTATTTAGTGGAAAACAATATGAGATTATTAGTAGAAAGTGCAGGGGAATTTTAATATGGAAATTTATGAAATTCTAGATGCAGTTCATGAAGCACAAGGTTCTGAAGAGAAAATGAAAATCCTTGGGGACAATGACTGTCTCGCATTAAGGGACTTAATGAAAATTAACTTTGATAAGAATGTAAAAATATATGTATCAAAGAATATTAATTGGATTCCTCAAGATGAACAGAAAGTGAAGTTAAAAGACATAACAAAGTTTCTTGTGCCATTATCTAAAGATACTGTGGATAGAGGGAGGGCGGATGCATCATTAAAATCAATGTTTGAACAGATACACCCAGCCGATGCCGTTTATCTAGAACAAGTAGTTCATAGAAAATTAAAAGTTAAGGGACTCACGGAAAAACTTATTAAGAGCGTGTGGGGTAAGAAAGTAATTTAATGCCTATATATACATTTAAATCTAATGTACACCCATTCGACGAATGGGAAGATATTATGAAAGTTTCTGAACTAGAAGAGTATCGCGAAGATAACGATTGTTCAGTAGTAATTCAATACGCAGCCAGTATTAGGAAGGGGGATGGTAAGGACTTATATTCTAGGTCGGATAGTGACTTCAGAAATAGGATGAAAAATCTCAAGAAGTTTTATCCTGAATCAGAAGGATTAAAGGACTGGTAATTTGAATAAAAATCTAAAAGAAGACAACATAACACATAAATGGACTAAATTGCAAAAGAAGTATAGTTACCCAACGGTGGTATCTGAAACTTGGTATAAAAATAGCAATAAGTCAACACTTCAAGTGACCAAAGAAACAATTTGGCACTTTACTTGTACTTCTTGTAGTGCATGGTTCTCTGTTGCATCTTCTGATAATTATAACCCAATAGAAAAGGAGTTTTTCTGTCCAACATGTGGCAAAAAAGATAAAGTTATTAATAAAAAGTAGTGCAAAAGGACTGATAATTTGAACAAAAATCAAAAGAAGATCAGACTAGATGATCTACCAAATCTAGAAGCAAGAAACAAAAGACAACATAGTACAATAAACAGTTGGGAGGATGGAAAAAATTTAATATTAAACGGATCGGCAGGTACTGGCAAGACATACCTTGCATTATCCCTCGCGTTAGAATCAGTATTGGATGGTGAAACTCCATATCACGATCTTATAATCATAAGGTCAATTGTACCTACAAGGGACATAGGGTTTCTTCCAGGAGACGAGGAAGAAAAGAAGGAAGCGTATACCGCTCCATACAAGGCAATCTTTCAAGAATTATTCGGATGCACAACTGCATGGGATAACCTCAAGACAAAAAATCAACTACATTTTGAAAGTACATCATTTATTCGAGGTATAACATACAACCATGCGGTGATTGTCGTGGACGAGTGTCAGAACTTAAACTATCATGAGTTGTGTTCTGTTATTACAAGGATTGGCAAACATTGTAGAATTATCTTCTCTGGAGATTATATGCAAACTGACCTAGTTAAACTGAATGATAAAGAAGGTATTAACAAGTTTCTTAAAATTATTAATAAGATGAAAAAACATTTTACTACAATTACATTCACATCGGCAGACATTGTTCGTTCGGGATTAGTTAGGGACTTCATCATAGCGAAGAATGGTGA